CCACTTTCATTGTATGTTACTAAACCCCATGCAGGTATTGCATGGGTGTCATTTACATCTGGTGAATAAACGGCATACTCAATTATATCTGTGCCTGTTTGTACTATCCCTATTGGTGGTACATAAGACATGGGGCGAGGAGGATGGGTGAAGCTTCTGACTATTGTTGAAAAACTTGGTCTAACAGCAATCGCCGCTATTAAACAATTGCATGTAATTTCATGTGTATACCTATATATTCCTGGTCTTACATAGTGTTCGGTCCAACTTGATGCATAACCATGTTCCTGCAATCCAAGCACTTTGCGGTTCGTGTCAAACTGTATGTTGCCATCAACTCCTGTTACCAACCCATAATCACTCATCTATATCACCTACACTCTTTCATCACATACATAGACTAAAATCAACGTTGTACCTGAAATAATTGATTGATCCCAGTCTCGTACTGGCGCCCAAGTCAATATTCCGGATGGGGAAATACTCACTGATAAACTTGTTCCCGATTCTGATGCCGCAAACACTACAGACTGATTCCCGTCAGCTTCAGGTATATACGTGCTACCCGATGACGAACCTGATTTCGTTGTGCTGTAAATTAATCTAGCTGTATGGTCTGTTGTGTCAAGCATTATGTATCCCTGTTCATCCCATATCCTACATCCATATTCCATCTCGTCCCACCTACCTCAACTTACCTAATTGAACTCTTAATCTTCCCTGGTCATCGAACACTTTAAGCGTTCTATTAACCAAGTCAATCTCAAACTTGCCATCTGCTGACTTTGCTACTCCTGCTGTGACGGTGCCGAGGTCTGCGGCAATAGCGCTTAGAATATCGACGTTGATTTTGTCTGCCGTCACAGCGTTGGCCGCTATGCGGTCTGTAGTTATAGCATTTGTCGCAATCTTTTCTGTGGTTACAGCCCCGGCTGTAATTTTATTCGCATCAACAGAATTAGCTTTTAGTTTGGGTGCGGAAATTGAATCATTAGCTATTTTGGTTTCTGTTATAGCAAGATCCGCGATGTTTATGGTGTCTATAACCGTCATCTGCGTAACGCCGCTAACCGGTCCAAGCCACGCCGACACGTTGCCGCTGGTATCGACAGATCGTATCCAATACCAGTATGTCATCACTTCTTCAAGACCGGCCCGCGTCAGGCTTGTACTATTAATCGAAGCCACAAGCGTGCCTTCAGAGGGATCGGATGGTTGAGCGGCCCCCTTGTATTCGACGATATCTACATGTGAGAAATCAGGATCGCTAGGGTTAGTCCACGAAAGCTTGATCATTCCCGGCCCGGACTCGACGGCCAAATTAGTCACTGGCCCGGGCGGTAAGGCCTTGCCATACAACGTCAAGCCAACAATAACGCCAGTGGCTTTTATACCTTTTTCGTTGATTGCGCGGACACGTATACTGACTGACTGGCTCGCTTTCACGTTTCTGATTACGAAGTTGCCAACTTTGGGCGACACAAGGCCCGCAACCCGCCAGTTACTGGCACCTTCTTCAAGTATCGCTACTTCGACGTGTAACAATGGTACTTCCGGGTCTGTCCATGCCACGTCAATATTGGATGTTATTGTGCCGTCCTTGTTTACCTGAATGAACTCTTGCGCTGTCACGTTTTCTACGTCAGGACAAGTCAAAGGATCAGGTGTGGACGTGTCGATGTGTGGAACAAAAGGCTCTGCCCTGTCGTTATAGACTTCTGCTCGGTACTCAGAACATACAACAGTTATTTGTCCCGGTTCGTCTGGCTTGTTGTCTATAACCCTTACGACCCGGAACCATTTGTTCTCCCAGCCGGGCAGGTCGTGAGTCACGGCAATAACATCGCCAACGTCGATGTCAGCGTCTTGTATACCCAGACTGAATGAACAGAAATTCCTGACGAGCCGTGAAGAATCCAGCAGGAAGGCGCCCATGCGCTCAACCTGCTTTTTGCTCGTGATACCGAGAAGCGAAAACGAACGCGATACGGCACCACGAATAGCGACGTCCTCAGTATCCTCAAAGAACGCCGTCGACCGTTCCCAGTGGTTATCAGGATCAATCCATTCGATTGTAACTTGATTGTACATCTCGCTTTGCGGCTTCTGCCACCAAGAAAAAGAACCCTTCACGATGTTGTCCGGTCCAATAGCTTTATAATATGTTGGCACTGGTGCATCAACACAAAGCGATATTTTGTTTCTTCGTTTAATAAAGCCCCGGAAGCAGGCCAGCATGTCTTTCAAGACATCATGCGCAGGTCGATCGTTGTCTATGACATAATCAAGCGTAAAGCGTGGCTCGCCGTCCACCAGTTCGTCACAGTAAGCCGCCACCTCTTCGAATGACGTATCGTCAAGTCTGTCCTCAGGAATGCCAAGCCCGTATCTGGTGTTTGTCAGCAGGTCCCGGATTATCCATGCCGGATTACGCGAGAATTTCACTCCGTCCGGCGTCCATACCGTCCTACCTTCGACGATTGACGTTATAACGCCAGCGCCATGAAGCTTTTCCTGTGCTTTTAGCTTCACGGCAACCATCGCCAGGTCGTTCGGATATGGCCTTGTCCCGGCCGGGTCTAGTGGTGTGGTTGTGGAGGCTGTCGTGTTCGTGTATGTGTAGACAGCACAACCATCCAGCGTGGCAGGATTGACGTCGTCGGCCTTCACACTAGTGATACTATGCACCGGCCCTTCTGATATGCCAATCATGCGCACTACCTCTGTTTTTTGGTCGTCCAAAAAGTTCTCATAGAAAATATTCCCTGCTACGCGGTTGCGGCCGTATACAATAGGTATAGGCAGTATCTGCGTTTTTGTGTTCTGCACCGGCCCGAAGGAGTAGGTAGGTGATTGTAAATCAAAGCCAACGTCCGGAGAATCGAACAGCGACCCGATTGCGGCCCCGGCAATCCACATAGTGCCAGCGGTGAAACCTGCTAAAACCCATCCGGCCGCACCTGCTGCCATGCCTACTGCTGCCCCGATTAATGCGCCAACACCCATGTCACGCCCTCCTTACTCGCCAAAAACTATCAATAGGCCATTTAGATAATTTACTGACCCGGCTCTTGCGCGCCACCAAAATATGTAATATATGCCACTTATCTATCAAGGTGGCGATATGTCCATATTCACCAAGCCTAATAACCGCTACATCACCTTTGTCAGGGTTGTTTACAGGGTAGGCGAAACTTGACAAAACAACCCTGAGATCATCTAATCCAAATTCAGAAATTTTTCCGCGAAAGGAATCTAAGTCAGTTTTATTAATCGCGACATCGTTGCCAAATAAAACCTTTTGGCAATATACTGCCAGTGATATACAATCAGCGCTTTCAGGTGGTGGCCCGTAGCCCCATGGAATGCCTATCAGTCGTTCGACGTCATACGCGCTGCACATAGCGAACATCCTTGCTTGCTGGCAGGTATGGAAACAGGTTTACCCAGTAACGCCGGCGTGGCACCTTTAGTTCTAGCGTGTAGTCAGGCCATATAGAAAACTCAATCCAGTGCTCGCTGATTATCGCCTGCTGGATAAACCCAACAAACAATAACTGTGCTCCGTTAGGCGTATCAAGAACGCTTCGCAAACCTCTTAGTACATGTACTTCCGCGTCCTGCACTCTGTAATATTGTGCGTATGCTGAGAAGTCTCGGTTTACGTTATCCAGTCTGATGACGGCGGAATCGATTGTGTTCTCGGTAGTCTGCTCGACAGGATCGTACGTCAAGCCTACAGGTTCGTATGTCTGCGGAAACCCGTCCTCGTCATAGAATGTGATAGCCTCATTGGCATCAGTCATATACAGGCTGACCGTGGTGGCCGGGTCATCCAGTCTTGGCAGGTTCAGCACCCGCACAAAGATGACGTCCTCGATGGTCTCGCTGCCAGCCGCCTCATTGAAAACTGCGGATCCTCTCGGCATTTACACCAACCCCTTTATAACTTTTCTCAGCGTGCCGTCGCGATGTATGGATTCGACGACAAGCGATTCGATCATGCCCTTGTTGCCTCGGAAAAATTCGACCACAGATCGCGCGTCAATAGCGTTGATGTTCATCGTCACGTTGATCGTTTCGCCTCCAGCACTCCCCAAAGCCCGCATCTGGCCGGGCGTGAACACGCCCTCGCCCTTGCGCAGCACCGCAAGCTCTTCGTTACTCCCCACAATGCCTCCTGAATGATAGCGCGGCAGTTTCGTCCGCACGCCCTCTTCGCCTACGATACCGCCTTCATGGAACAATGAGACAAATCCTCCAAATAACCCCGTCAAGGCCTTACTGAGTACCATTTTGGCCAGCTGTGCCGCTATTTGCTGCAAAACACTGGATAAGCTTCGCCCTTGTACAATCGCATCCGCGATCCCGTCTGTTAAGGATTTTGCCCACATGTCCGACTTTGTCACTAGCTGGTCAAACGCCCCGCCTACTTCTTCAGTTTTTTGTTTCGCCTCCTCTAGTGTCGCCGCCACCCGGCGCCCTATCTCTTGGGCCTGCCTCAACTCGCTGTTGTTCCATTCCTGCTCTTTCCACATGGACATGGGCATGGGCCCGCCTTCGTATTGAAACGCATATGCCGCCTCCGCCTCTGCAATGCGTATGGCATCCAGCATTTCGTTATACTTGTCGCGAACCTCTGCCGCCTTTTTCCCTAGCTCGTCTGTTTTTTCTCCGATATTTGTGAGCGCCGGGATAATGGCCTCTTCCGTCGTGGTGTTTATTGCGTCGTTTCCCTGTTTGGTGATATTTCTTATGCTTTCTTCAATTTCCTTGCCCAAGTCACCAACCTGTGTTTGCGCCTCTTTCGTTTTGGGCATAAGCTCATCGATGATTTTATTGACTTCCTCAAAGTCTTGCGCTGTGACGGGATATTTCCCGTGGCGCGCGCGGATGTGGGGAATCCGGCTACGACGAAACCTACTTCTTTCATGCGCTGGATGGAAAATTTCACCCGCTTTTTGTAGGTATTTATTCCGCTCGAGGGCCTCGTCCGGTGTCATGCCCGTTACTTTCTTTTGAACTGCGTCCAGGTCCTGATAGGCCTTAATAAGCGCATAAATGCCCGCAATTGTAAGGGCTATCGGCGCCGCCGGTCCGGATACAAGGGCTACAAACGCCCCGGCCAACGTGGAAAGAGAACTAACCACGGCGCTAATCGCCATCAGCAACGGGCCACCCACCGCCATAACGCCGGCAAGAGCAAGTAGTTTTTGCTTGGTTTCGTCGCTCATTTGCGCGATTTTCTCGGCCATGGACGAAACCGCGCCCTCAATTTTCGGGATAGCCTTTTCGGCCACGTCCATAATCTGCCGGCCTATCGGCTCGAGGGCCAATAGCACCTTATTTTTGACTTTTGCCCATTTCTCGCCGAAAGTCTCTGTGCTCTGTGTTGTTGTGTCTATAACACCGTCGGCCTTTTGTAGGCTCTCGACCAATTTATCTACCGAAAAACGGCCCTCTCTAATAGCCATGGCCAGGTCCGGGCCCGCCCTGGAACCAAACGTCTCTATAGCCAGGCGCGTTGCTTCTGTGTCCGTCGCTGCGTTTCGTATTCTTGACAATAGCTCTACAAAAGCTTTATCCGCCTCGGGTATTCCTTCTCTCGCCATTTTAGCCAGGCCTTGACGCAAGGCGCCTAAAACAAGCTCGACGTTTACGCCTGCTTTTTCAAAATTTGCCAATGTTGCAATAGCTGTGTCTATATCAAACCCCAGGGCCCGCATCGGCGAACCGTATTTATATAGACCCTCCGATAGTTTCGATACACTTATGCCGGTCTGTTGCGCCGCCACAAACAGCTTATCCAAGAAAGAGGCCGCATCTTGCACATCAACGCCCCAATCCTGAATTGCTTTCGACGATTGCGCCACTACGCCGCCGACATCCTCGCCCAGCATACGGGCCATATTTAGGGCCTTCTCGGACACTTCCGCCAGGGTCTTGCCCGTAAGCCCTAGGCGCGTATTATAATCTGCTAGAACTTGCGCGCTTTCCTCAAATGATTGCGTCACATTGCCCGCCATCTTCCGCCAGGTGTCCTCAAGGGCCTTTAGCTCTTGCCCTTGCGCCCCGGTCCCCCGGGCAATAATAGAAAATGCTTTTTCTACATCGAGCGCGGCCTTTGAGGCGGCGGAACCGATACCGGCCAAAGGTACCGTAAAGGCTTTGGTCATGGCGGCGCCATATGTTCGCATTTGCCTTGATAGGCGTTGCATGTTTTTCTCTATTTTGCGCCATGACCGTTCAAGCTCTGAAAGGTCCGCGCCGAACACATACGTTATCCTCTTTGCCATCCCTACACCTCCTCAACGGCCGCTTTTTTCTGTCTCACTTTCTTTTTCACATATTCCCTATATTGCTTTTCACTCATAACCACGCCGTCAACCCACCGGCCCACTAGCTCATCTACCCGTATAGGCATTTTCAGATTTCCGGAACCGTTGAGAAGCCATGCGGCCAAGTGCGCTATTTTCTGGTATTCCAGATATTCACTATATCGCCATGCGTAAATGAGATCCTCTAACTCTCCCCATGTAAGGCGCCACAAGTCCTCGTGTGATAGACGTAGAGGACCGAGCGCGATTAAGGCCATCTCGTCGCCCCACCGCACCCAGTCCTCCGCGGTCAGTTTTTTGCGTCTTCCTCCGCTTCCTCGTCTACGCCTACCTCAACCCCAAACTGTTTTTGGAATGCAGCCATAAGCGCCGTTGCGGCCGCCGTGACCGCTTCACTATACACACCCTCTGACATCTCCAGCCAGTCTCCCACCGTGTCGGGTTTTAGTTTTGGGTTTGCATGCAGCAGCGCACCCCATATCAGCTTTACCCCTAGCTCGAAGTCTGTGGGGTCAAACCCATTTTGTAGGATTTCGGCCGGGGTCTTCCCGGTTTCCTTGATAAGCGCCCTAATGGCATTTACTGTATACTTGAGATCATATTCTCGTCCGCCTAGCTTTACCCCCATTATTTCACCACCCTATGTTGGCTATGGTTGCGTTGTGGTTGTTAGAGGACCGGTTCCCTGGAACGATATAGACAAGCCTATTGCGTCCTCTGACGTTACCGTCGTTGTTACCCCTGTCACGACCGCATCGCCGCTTTTCGCCGGCTTCCCGGATCCTTCGCCGAGGTCCAAAAAGGTCAGCTTTATGGTTGATCCAGCATCAACTAAACTCTCCAGCTCTGCCTGCGCGGGATCTGTTGGGTCATAAAAGCACTCTATAGTGCCACTCCAACCCCTTTGTCCCCTCAAGTAAGACTTCCAATCCGTGCCTATCGTAGAAACGTCTATCGTGTTCGACGTGATTTCCAACGTGTAACTCCTAACTTCTCCAAATTGTGTAGGCGTCCCGGAAACATCGATCTGCACTATCGCATATTTCCCCTCATGTACAGCCATTTGGATTACCTCCCTTTATTTCAGATAACCTCTCACGGTCAAGATGCCGTGATACCACCCTGACGGGTCCTCTTGAACCACCAGCTCCTCAAAAAAATACGCACTCAATACTTTTTTGAGCACGTCTACGATCTCTAACACTTCCTTGCGCCCCTGGTACGCGCTCCAAATATGGATATCCAGGCTCCATGCGTGCTCGCTTTCGTCCAACAGCCGCCCTGGTAATGCCTGCAACTGTCCCAAAACAATATACGGCGCCGGCTGTTCCTGGGGCAGCGCGTCAAACACGCCCGTAATCTTCGCCATCAGCTCTGCGGAACCTACTAGCGTCGTGTATATAGCTTGGAATGTGTCGATATATGCCATGCTATATCGCCTCCATGGCCTTTAATAGTGCCTCTTCGAGCTCCTCTT